GATGACGATCTTGTCACCATCCTCCAGCAGAACGAAGAAGTCGTCCTCCTGAAGCAGATCCCGGCGCAGGATAGGTAGATCGCCAGGGGTAACATTACCCCCGCCGTTCGATACCAGTCGTGTGCCAAGAGCGAGTGTCACGATTGAATCACGCCATTGAATGCGATCACCTGACCGCTGGAAATCTGGAAGCTCGTGATCGGTCCCGGTAGGGTAATACCAGCAGGGATGGTCGCCGTGGACCAAGATCCGCTGATGTTGCCACCGGTGATCGAGCTAAAGGTGGTAGGGGCGATAGTGGTGATGGCCACAAACGGGCCAGTGGTCAGCGTGGTGACGGTCACCAGTTGAAAGCCGCCCTGTCCCATCGAATACTCGATGGCTTGATTTGCTACGTCGCTCATATATCCCAGATCTTCCGAATTTGATTCTTTGTGAAAGTGCTTTCAAAGCGGGAACCCTGACGGTCTTCCATCCGGCTGAATCCCTGCTTCACCTTGTCCTTGAGTTCGGCTTCTCGGGCAAAGCCGGTGACCCCGAAGCGGGCCACCGGTTGCCTGTTCCACCGCTTCCCATCAAGGACAACAGAGTCAGTACCCATCGGAGCGATATGCTCGATGGACTGACCATTGTTCTCGAAGGTATAGATCGGCATGTTAGGACTCCATCTCGCTGTCGTACTCCTCAACCATCTTACGCATACCCTTTTCGTCCATAGACTCCTTGGAAGCCATGGCCTTCTCGCTCTTGTTTTCGTACTCAGCGGGCATACCGTTCACGCTCCGAATCTCGACATAAGCTTCGCCGTTATCGAGCTTCTTGAGAACACCGCGAACATCGTCGAGAACCACTTCATCACCCACTTCAGGCATGGCCTGTTGGCCATCTTCCATGTCAGTGGAAAGAGCCTCGACCGGAATAGAAATCATGGGCGCATTGTTGTCAGCCTCTTCACATCCGCAAGCGGAATGAGAAGGGGCACCACCGATTGCTCGATGATGCCCCTTTGGGCTGACGGCAATCACCATGATGGTGGCCGTCTTGGGTCGCATATTACAGCGTGGAAGAGGTCTTAGTACGATGGACCAAGTACCAGGTCGGGTTACCAGTAGAACCCGTGTTACCAGCAGCCAGACGGAGCGTAGCGAAGTACAGCTTCACACCAACGGTGATGAGCTGGTTCAACGGATCGCTCTTGTCGGGGGTGTCAGTGATAACGATCTTCGGAGACAACGGATCATCACCGGTCAGAGCAGGGATACCGAACGACTCGTTACCAAAGAAGAACGATGCGATGATGTCTTTGCTGACAGCGAGACCGCCACCAGCGGAGGTAGCCTGATAAACGAACTCATCGGCAGCGGTGCCGGAACCGGTGCTGACAAACGAGTTGGTCTGGGTGACCACGCGGCAACCGTAGATGGAACCAACCTCGCCCTTGTAGAACGGCGTACCCTTGTTGCCGTAGTTGGAGGCATTCAACCAATCGGCATCGCGCATCAGGTCGCGAGCAACGCGAGGATCGGTCGCGAGGACGTAGCCACCGTTGATCATCGGAGCGCGATTGCGCTTCAGGCGGGTCATGGAATCGAGGACAGCCGAAGCGGTCATCGTGGTGTTGGCAGCAGTCGTGTCGCTGTTCAACGCAGAGAAGCTCTGGGTGGTCAGCGTAGCAGGGTTACCGTAAACCTTAACACCACCGGAGCTGGCCACAGTGTTCACGGCGTCCGAGTTATCAAACGTACCACCACCCTCGGCGGCGGAACCGATAGACGAGCCGCTGGCGGTGAGATTGGAGCCAACCAGGGTGTTACGAATCACGGAGTCAACCCAGAGGGCCATGTCCAAACCAGAGGTCTTGGTGGCCTGCTGGAGCGAGTTGAACAGGTCCGTGGCGCGGAGGATGTCGGTCAAACCGATCACCTGACCGTACTGGGCGAGCGACTTGCTGAGGCTGTTCAGGGCCAGAGCGCGGTAGTTCGCGGAGCTGATGGCCGTACCCTCGGAGCTGATGGTCTGGACACCCGAGACGCTCGGCGAACCGAAGCGGAACATCGTGATGGCCTTGTTACCATTGTTCCGGGGGATCGGAGCCTTCATGGCGAACTGATCCAGGATGGTCTCCTGCTGAACGATGGAGAGCAGCTCCTTGCTGAAGTAATTCTGGAACTGGCTCGTGAGCGTAGTTGAAGTAGTTACGGGCATATTTTAGTTGTGGTTGTGCTATTAGCCTTCGTCCCGGTCGAACTCTCTCGTCGCTCGCATGAGCGCCTCCCTTTGCTCCTTCAGGGATAGCTTGGAGAAATCCTTCTCTTCAGCCTTGAGTTGTCCTGCCGGTACGCTTTTACCAATAGCGGTCTTCTGCTGGAGCTTACTGAGTTGTTCTTTCAGAGACTTGTTCTCGGCTTCCATCGACTGAGACCGTTCGGCTGCATTCTGGAGCTTCACAATTTCGACAGCGTGGACAAGTCCATCAGGAGTCGCAGTGAGCAGCGGGAAATTATTCAGAAGCTGAACAGTACGCTTGTACTCAGAGCTGTTCTGATCTTTCAGCCAAGCCTCCTTCTCGGACAACTTGCCGTAGTTTTCAGCCCATGACTTCTGGAACTGCTCCTGTTGAACCTTCTGCTGTCTTTCACCAGCCGCTTTGCGGACATTATCAGCCTTGGCTCGCGCTGCCTTGGCCAACTGAGAATCGCCATCAGCCTCAAACTCCTTGGCCGCAGCCTCGTAGTCATCAGCCGTATAGCCCTTCTCGTCCCGATGAGAATTGGTTTCGGTGGCCTTGGATTGCTCCCGGCTCCTGCTCCATTCCTCACGCTCACGTTTCACCGCTTCGCGCTCAGCCTTGAGGGCCTCCTTCTCAGCGTTGATTTGTTCCCAGGACTTCGCCTTTCGGTTCTGTTCCTGAGCGAATTTGCTCTTCTCCTTATCAACCTTCGGCTCGGTCTTGCTGGTCGCCTTGGTTTCAGTCTCTGACTTCGTGCTTACTTCCTTCTCGCCACCATCGAACTCTTTGCTGGCGGTCACCTCATTAGAGGATTCCTGCTCAACCGGAGCTGACTCGTTTGATGTTGGAGTCTGCTCCCTTGGCTGGCTGTCGATATCGACACCGGCATCGTGATCTCTGGCCAACGCGAGTAGGCCATCTGCACTCATTGATTCGTCTGACATATTGTGCTTTTACTCGTTTGCTGGTCCGCACAGACCGGCAACCGCAACTTTGATCCTATGTGTTCGTGGCAGAATCCGGATCATCATCCTGCCCCGTAATTGATTCCTGATCGGCCATCACTTCGATGACCTTCACAAGACTGGCCTGACCCATTGCAAAGCCTGACGAATATTGCAAATGGTTTCTATCAGTTATCGCAGAAGCATTCTGCATAAGCACAGTGTTTAACAGTGCGTCCCTGAATCGTTTGCCAGTATCGCTATTGAAGAAATTATTGAGCGTGATCGCGTCCTCTTTGCGCCAAGGAAGCGGATCTACCCATCGTTGATGCCGCGCAAATGTCCACGCGGTACGGACTCGTGCGAAGAAGCTGATCATTTACTTGCTGGCTTTCTTTCGACCGGCAGCTTGGCGGCGCATGAACTCTGCGGCCCCCAGCTTCTTGCGACCGATATAGGCAGCAAGTGCGCGAGGATCATCGGCCCCCTCCTTACGGAGTTCGTTGGCCAGTTTACTGAACTTGGATTTCTTCTTCATGTTTGTAATTGGTTACCACGCCTTGCAGGACCACGTTCTTGGCTTGGTTGGATCTTTTGCCGTATCGCAATTATGCCTCGCTCGGAAGCTCTTGCGCCGTTCCGGGTCTGATTTCTTGATGCTCATGTCGGGATCACCGAATCGCACCTTGATGACCGTTCCCTTCGGGTTCTTCACATAAACCGCACTCTTCTTCTTCTCACCCGGAGTGTAGAAGGGCTTGTTCAGAGTAACTTTCTTGCCTTGGTATTCAGCCATATCAAGCCTGTCCTCCCGAGAACAATGGCGAAGCCTGAATATCCTTCAAGCTTTCCGGTTTCTTGGGCTTCTGGAACCGAATCTTCGGAGCAACACCCTCTTCGAGTGCCTCCATGATGATCGGGCGCGGTTCATCCAGCGATTTCGGTGTGGTTTGCACCACCACGGTGGTCACGATTGGGTTGTTCATGGCTTTGAATTCACCGCACCAGTCTTCATCCTTCATAGTAGGCCAGCAACTGGGTCTACTGCTGGGCGGATACCTCCGACAGGTCTTATCCGCACTGAAAAACTGGCAGTCTTTGCAAAAATTCATCACATCTGAGGCTGCTGAGCCATCGCCTGAGCTTGTTGCTGCTGCTGACTAGGAAGGAGACCGCTACTCGTAAGGAATGTTTGGATCTCCTTCCGCAATTTCCGCGCTTCATTGGTCGCCACCTGCTCGTAAGCCTGCAAGAGGCTATCCAAACGCATCATAAACGCGTTCTGTGACGCCGGACTGAACTGCTGACCCTGCTGGATCGCACCATTCAGGTACTGCATCAGTACCCCAATGCGCCCAGCGTAGTTCTGACCCGGCTTCGCGGGCACCGGAATACCCACTAGCAGCGTCGGGATCGTCTTGGTCTCGTCCTCCAGCTCGTCCTGGGCCTTCTGACCCGGATCACGGATCAATTTCTTGATCAAACTCGGGTCATCCAGCTCCATGATGCTCTTGTCCAACGCCACCTGATCCACCCAGGGCGAGTTCATAAACAACTGCTTACGGCTGATGGCCTGCTGCACCATCATCTGACGGCTCACCATGTCCATTCCACCCTTCGGCTCCAGCTCGTACTGATCATGGAGGGCCACAGGGTCCGCATCCAGCGAGTCCTCGGCAAAGCGGTAGCGCAAGCTCTTGGAATCATACTGCACATACAAGCCCCACGCCTGTCGGTACAGCTTGCCCAGAGCCATGCGGAATAGCCGCGCCCGCAAATCACCGCTCTGCATCGACTGAGCGTTGATGCTCTGGATCTCGGTCGCCGTCCTGCGATCACCACCACTGCTCATCGCGCTGCTCATCGCGTAATCCGGGCTACCGATCCGGTTCTCCGCAATGGCCCGCGTCTGATTCAGCTCCTGATCAAAACTCACCGGAGGCTGCGGCATCTGCACCGGAGCCACGCCATACGGCAAAATCTGCCCCGGCTGGAACCGCAGATTGATACTATTCGGCAACTCCCGCTCCGCACGGAACAGCGGTCGGTTGTACAGCGTCATCGCGTCATGCTTATGATTCCACATCGCGGTCATGCTCAGTTCGAACGCCGCCAGAATCTCGCACACGCCTCTTGGACTGAACCAGCCCTTGTCCTTGATCTCATACGGGAAGTCCACGAACGGCAACTGGTTATGCTCATACGGCAACTCCATCGGGTCCCGCAGATCAAGATCCACCGCCGCAGGGCTGTAAGTATAAACCTCCCACACCCCGTCATCCCGCTTCCTATAAACCTCCCAAACAATCACGCCATCCGTGTTCGTGGTGTAAGTAATACCCTCGCGCAACTGCTTCGCATCATCCTCGGTCGCCGCCCCCGGAATGTTATCATCCTGCTGCGGGTTCCCACGGATCTTCTCAATCGTCTTCGCATCACTCTTCCATCCAAGCTGAGCCGCCACCCGCTTGTAAGCCGGAACACTCATCGGCATCACATGCACCGCCCAGTCCGCATCCTGCAAATCCACCGTGTACGCCGGGACCACGAAATACATCGGATCAATCGCCTCGAATCCCACCCGCTTATCACCCGGATTCCAGAAGCACTTCATCACCCCACGCCCGCTCATCAGCGTGTAATCCACCCAGCTCAATACCTCATC